AATTAAAATTCTTAAAAATAAATAAATGAATAAAAAAGAAAAAAAGGAATTGGCTAAGTTTATAGATAGGTATAAAGAAATTGAAACCTCTATAGATCTTATGCAAAAAAGTATTCAGAGTTTAGCTGAAAAGAGAGATAATCTTTTTGAAGAGCTTGATATAATGAAAGGTAATGAAAGAAAATTTATGGATAAGTTAATAGAAAAATATGGAGAGAGTGAAGTTACTCCATATAAGCTAATGAAAGTCTACGAAGAAGGAATATGATAATATTAAAAAATATATTAGGCATAATTACGGATCCTAAAAATACTAGAATGTTTTTATTAGGTGGTATTGTAGTGCTATGTATTTTATTATTAAGACAATGTCAAGCTACAGATGAAGCAAAAGGTGAAGCAAGTAGAATTGAAAATAATTGGAAGGCTTCATTAGATACTATTCAAAATTATATTGATGCAAATGGTAATGCAGCTGCTGAAATAAGAGCTCTTAATTTAACATTAGAAGAAGTTGAAGATGAATTAGATTTTGAAAAAGGAAAACCACCGTTAACTGTAATAAAAACAGAAACCGTTATTAAGGAGGTTATTGTTGAAGTTCCTGTTACTGTTGTTGATACTATAGTAGGAAATTTTAATTCTGCACTAACATTTTCAGATACAGCTACATGGGGTAAAAGCTTTAGGGATGTTGGTGTTTTTGTACCGTATGAAGTTGATGGAACTGTTGTTGATTTTGGTAATGCTACTATTGACTTAAAACAAAATATATTTTTATCTGCTTCATTAACCAGAGATAATAAAACAAAAGAATTATTTGTAAATCTTTCAACCGATTACCCAGGCACTACATTTAATAGTGCAGAAGGGATTTTAATTGATCAAAGAAGTAAAGCGTTTAAGGATTTACAATTTCAAAACAGAAAAACATTAGGCCTAGGATTACAGTTAGGTGTTGGTTTAAGCGGTAATGGAGTAACACCTTATGTAGGAGTTGGTTTAAATTATACACCAAAGTTTTTACAATGGTAAATAAATAAAAAGAATGGAGTCATCTAAATTCATACAAATAGCAGACGGTATTTTATTGGAGTATATTTATACTAGCCAATCAAACCCTACCGAGCTTAACACAGGAACCTACCCGATAGAAATTATGAGGGACGGTCATACTGGTGGTAGTTACTTATTTAATACTGATGGGGTGTCGGCAGAGATGGGTAATTATCGTGATATATCTGCTGTTGCTATTAACAAGAATAAAACCCAATATGCTTATTTAGACACAAGCGTAGGGGTACCCTATAATGATTTTGACCTAGAGTTAACAAACAGTGTAGATTTATTACAGGTATTTAGCCCACAGCAAAATATTGCATATGATAAAATAAAAGTACATTTTATTGCAGGCTTTACTTTCACTGGTTATGATGGAATTATATTTGAAACTTTAGTACCTCGTAGAGATGGTGTAATGCTTAACCTATCATCTATTAATTTTTTAAAAACAGATACACCTGTATTTAACCCAGACCCTGTATTAATTAATGACAAGCTTTATGCATCTTATATAGAATGGAGAGTACCGTCATTATTCTTTATGAATAATAGTTTTAGTCAATCAGTACCTAATGGCTTAGGGTATAGATTAACTGAAGGGCAAGGATTTTTAAGTACTCCTACAATTACATTCAAGGCTACAGGTATTTATGAAACTATCGTAGATAACGGTTATAACTATTATAATGTTGAAGAAATAAATGCAATAACCTTTGCGAGCAGAGATATTTATGATAATCTTTATGCTGAAGTAAAGGAATCAGATGGAGGTGATTATTTTGAATTGAGTGGCCAGGTAACTGGATCTACTTTTGCAAATTTTATAGCACAATTGAATTCTAGTTCAGGGGGTGCCAATAACATTGTATTTCATGAAATTAATGTAAGTGAGCAAATTGGTACAAACTTTACAAAAACTAGTACACAAGTATTTACCCAGACTACAAATTTTGATAATCCTATTTTATTTAGACCAATTATTTTAAACAGTGCTATTGCTGCATCTTTTTCAATTAATTATATGTTAAGAATTTATAACCGAGCAGATAATACACAAATCGTAAAGGTTGCTAAATTAACTTCGTTTGATGTTAATAAATACGGAAGAAGAATTATGAAAATAAATTTAGGTGTTGTACCAACAGTTGCTAATGTATATAATCAAATATCAGCCGATGATGGTGAAAATTTAATTGTAACAAATGGTAACATTGATAAGCCCGGAGAAACATCTGATCAAGTAGTTGAGCAATTAGTAGTAAAAACTAAATATGTTACTTCATTTAGAGATAGAATAAATGTAAAGGCTGCAATTTCCCCAGCTAAAATACAAACAATAACAGAAGAAGATGGCAGTACAACAGAATAAATCAAAAACTATATCAAAGGCTAATCTTACTAAACCGGCTATCACAACTAAACCGGTTGGTATACAGACTAATATATCAGTAACTAAAAAAGAAAGAGAATATTATAAAAAGTTTACATCTCTTAATCCAACTAGTGAACCATTACCACAGGGTGAAGGAGTAATTAGAATATCACCATTTGATGATTATGTTATCTTTACATTATTTGATGAAACTGGTAAAGATGGTGAAATGGAGGATACACCAATTGACTTAAGTAATGTCGGTATTCTTACATTAGTTTTTACTGGTGCTAATGATGAAATAAGAATTCCTAATTGGACTCAAGTAAAGGATGTTGATTTATCACAAGGTCAAGTTTTATTTAGAATTAATAAAGAAGATTCAAAAAAGATTTTAGCATTAGATAATCAGAACTTTTATATTTCTACCAGAATGGAGGATGAGAGTGGTGTGAGTGACGAAAGTGTTTTATATACAGGTACATTTTTAACTGTACAGGACGAAGCCAAACAGGCCATGTCTGTCAAGTTTAAAGAGCAGGCTTTATTATATGCTAGAGAATTAGAAGGTTTACAAAAAATTATTAAAAACTACGAAATTGAGTTAGCTAAAATGATATCCTTAGATGAAGAACAAATAACTACTATTAATGCATTAAGGGCATCTAATGAAGAATTAACAAATCAAGTATCTACATTAACTGAGCAGTTAGGTACAGCTGAATCTGAAATTGCATTAAAAGATGCTCAGCTTGTACAAAAGAGAGCTGAAGAACTTAAGAAGAAAAGGCAACAAATTGAATCAATTAAAAAGGCAGTAGTTAAAGAAAGTACTAAAGCAAAGAAAGTACGCTATTATAAGCAAGCTGCTACTAATTTACAAGAATATAATACTAAAGCAAACCCAGTCTATACTTCTATAAATGATATTAAGAGTTCAATGTTTAATATTAAAGATGAGCTACGATGATATTAAGTGCAAGAAATAATCAATTTAAATTTGAATTTCCTAGAAATTTTATACCGAAGGAAATTGCAGATAAGTATAAGCCATATTTAAATAGGATGCCAGGTTCTATGATTAAAGAACCTATTGACTATTTTAATTATGGAATACAATCCATGAATCTACCGGGGCCTAGTTTTGATCCTGTTACACAAAATGACTTCCCAGGTAATACAAGAAGGTTTAGAACAAGTTTGCCTAAACAAGAATTATTTGATAAGGAATTAACTGTTACTATGCAAGCCTTTGATGGCTGGGTAAATTATTGGATGGCTATTGAAGTATTTGAATATTATTACAATAGAAGTGGTAAAGAACCGTTTGTACCTGAAGGTATAGGTTTACAAATGATTGATGGTGAAGGTAATATTTTTGTAACATGCCAGTTAAAGGATATGATAATGACTGGCGTAAGCGCATTAGATTTAAACTTTTCTAGTAATACAATAGAATTCCAAACTTTTGATATTACATTTAGTTATAACATCTTAGAAACTAATGTTAATTTAACTTAATATATAAACAAATAGAAAAAGCAATGAAAACATTTAAAGACTATCTTACTGAATCTAAAGATGATACTTTAGATATACAAAAGTTACTCACAGAGTCACATGAATTAACAGAAGAACATGAAGCTGCGATTGATGCTGTTGTAGATAGATTAATAGAAGATCATAACAACGGTAAAGACTTAGAAAAAGCAATGGAAGAAATTGTTAATGAAGGTATATTAGGTTCTATTTTTGGTGGTCTTACTGGTTTTGCTTTAGGAAAGGCAGTAGGAAAGGCTATTGCAAAAGTATTAGGTATTACTAAAGGTGCCTTATATGATTTACTAACCAGTCGATTAGTTGGTGCTGCACTAGGAGCAGTATTAGGTAAAAGACTTTAATCCAATATAATTGATTTACACAGGTATAGATTTTTCTCTTAATAGTCCAGGTACATGTACACAGGACCATAAAGGCAATTATACATTTATTACATTCTTTAACTATGGTAATAGAATATGGGATGAAGAAGGTCGCAAAATACCTAAAGCATTTCAGACTCATAAAGAATTAATAGACAATAAAACTATATTAGGGTTTCCTTATTATAGGCATGTACAAAACAAAGACTTTTTACTTAGAGAACGGGAGAAACTCACAGACGGTCAATCTATAGCAGAATTAATTAGCAACATTTTAATTACTCTTTATGGTACAGGTTCTCATAAAGTAGCATTAGAAGGATTCTCTTATGGATCTAAAGGAAATTCATTTATAGATATAGTTCAATATAATACATTTTTAAGAAATGAAATTGTTAATTCTTGGGGTGTAGAAAATATCTCTATTTATCAGCCATCACATGTAAAGAAATTAGCAGGTAAAGGTAATGCAAACAAGCATTATATGATTAAGGCTTTCCAGGACGATGTTTTAAACGATAAAGATTTAAGAAAAACTAAATTGTGGAAATGGACTCAAGGTAAGGACTTTTCAGAAAAGATCCCTAAGCCTATTGATGATTTAGTAGATGCATATTTTATTTTAAATGCAAATAAAGAAAGGAAGTGATCATGGAATACTTTATACTTAAAAACCACTAAATACTTTAATGCTAATAACTAGATACTTCTCTTCCTTCAATTTAGTATATTTTATATATAGAGTTTAGAACTTAGTTTCAGAAAATTATGATAAAGGCAATAAAAAATAGAATATTTCTTAAAAAAGATGAACAACCGGAAAAAATCGGCAGCATATACGTACCAAAAACCGAAGGACAGTATGCACCACCTTATTCTGGTACTATCATATCTGTAGGTGAAGATGTGGAAGATGCTGACTTTAAAGTTGGTGTTAAGGTATTGTTTCATGATTTAGCAGGAACAGAATTTGATTATGATGGTGAAAAGATATTCAGTATCAGGGAAAATGATATAACTGCTATTTTACAATAAAAAAGTTCTGTTTAGTCTGAAACTAAATAGAGATATGAATATATAAATAACAAAGGAACTGATTATTCAGGGACTTTTAAACTGGCATATAACAAGGCAAAGTATATTGGCAATTCCCGGGCAAGTTAAATAGGCAATGCTTTGTTATGGCTTAAATTAAATAAATAACAAACAAATAAAAAGGCAATTAAAATGGCAAATGAATTCGACATTTTCAGTGTAAGCGTCAAGGACCTTGACACTGGAGACAGACCTACACCAAGTAGTGATCTGTACACACCAAAACCCGATCAGGGACAAGACGGTACTTACCGTTCATTAATTAGGTTTCTTCCTAATGTAAAAAATCCACGTAAACCTTTCGTTCGTAAATATGTCTATTGGTTAGAAGATAGAGATGGCAACGGTTTTTATGTAGACTCACCTTCAACGGTTGGAGATAAATGTGCTGTACAAGACATGTTCTTCAAACTTAGAAATTCTGAATCTGCAGTAGACAAAAAGATGTCAGAGGGACTTAAGCGTAGAGAAGTATTTTATGCATTGGTACAAATTGTAAAAGATCCACAAAACAGAGATCTTGAAGGACAAGTTAAAATCATGAAGTTTGGTTATAAAATCAAAACTAAAATTGATGAAGAACTGAATCCACAATTTGATGAACCTACTCAAGTATTCGATCCTTTTGAAGGAAAGAATTTTGAATTAGTAATTTCAAAGAAAGGTGGTTATCCTAATTACGATTCTTCTAAATTTCAAGGGAGTAGATCTGCTATGACAATCAATGGTGAATCAGTTACTGCTGATGATGCTGGTAGAACTGCAATTTTGGATTACATCAAAGACGCACCTGAATTGGCAAATTTTGATTATAGACCATGGAATGATGAGCAGAGAACTAAAGTAATGGGAGTTCTTTCGCAATTTAGTAACCCAGGTGCTTCAATCGAAACAGTAACTCAATCGGTGTCAACACCAGAACCTAAGAAAGCAGAAGCTGCTGCAACTAAGGTAACTGAAACTGCTGCAACTACTGCAACAGAAACAAAAACCGAAGATTCTTCTAAAGGAGATGATTTCGATGATTTTATTAATGGGTTAGATCTTTAATAAGTATGGCAACAGAAGTAACAA